CTTTTCCCAAAATTCCCACTCATAGTCAGGTGCATTAACTATTATGTTTTCCTCTTGAAAATAATCTTTTAAGATAGTGAAACAATCATAGACACCATAAACGAAAGGTCTTCCCAGTAATTCATAAGTATTTTCTTTCGGTTCCAATTTTGTCCATTCGTCATTTTCTCCAAAAATATACCAAGGAACTCCTAATCTATCGCATGCAGCTCGGTCTAACTCACTTGGAATTGGTGGCGCACCTGGGTGACTATGTATCACGCCTATAACATCACCTCTATCTGCTACTGCTTTATAATCTAAAGGGTCTATGATAAAATCATTCTTTGGATTCTCTGCTTTATTATCGCAAGGATTCCATCTAACTCTCCCTCGTTCTAAACTTAATAAACCACATGCTTCTATATTTGCATGCTCATAAACATATTGTTTTACATCTTCTAGTACTGTTTCAATCATTAGTAAAGTGCTGCTCCTGGGAATCCCCCAAATGGTAAGGCCACATTACGTGTACCTCTATTGTTAATATGTGCTGTTGCTGCTGCTCCAGATCCTCCACCGCCTGTAAATGATATTGCAGGTGCTGAAGTATACCCTGTACCAAAAGATGTCATAGTTACTTTAGTTACTTTGCCTCCTGAAACTGTTGCTGTTGCTGCTGCTCCACTTCCTCCGTGAGATTGTCCCGCAACATTATTACTACTAAAAACGACAGTAGGAGCAGAACTATATCCTGAGCCTCCACCAGCTGCTGTGTTAGCTTTATTAACAGTAATACTTGCAACACCTGTTCCTGCAGGATCATGTCCATATCTAATAGCACAAGAATTTAATCTTTTACCACAGACATCTCCAAATTCCCAATAAGATATATTAGTAGGTCTTATAATATCATCTGCATCATCACTTGTGGCAACAGTATGCGCTGTTATACATTTATATAACGTAACTCTAGTTGCTTGTAAGTATCCGCTTGATGTTGTTATAGTGGCATCAGGGCGATGCACTTTAATAGTTGTACCAGTCACTGCTTCGACTAATAAAGGGACTGCTTTTGCGTTTGCATCATCATCAGTAAATCCTTTTGCGATTACAAACTCTCCTGCAGTTATACCATGACCGGTTGCAACAGTATATGTCATTTCATTAGTTCCACCACTACCTGCTGCTACTGCACTTGCTGCTATTAAGCCTCCTATAGGTCTGTAGTACTCTACGTAGTTTCCTACACTATAACTTGTTGCATCATATAGAGCAGTACCATTTAAATCATTTTGCCCAGCCCAAGTATTATAACTAGTAATTCTGTTATCATCTTTATCAAAATATAGAGTTCTTTCTGTCCCGTCTATTGTATACCTATTATCTGAAGGCCAGTCACAACCACCTTGATCGGTATCTTTATACTTCCAAGGACAGCGTGCTGCAATAATACTTCTTCTAGGTAACTTTATACCTTGTACATCAAATGCACTTGCTAGTTCAAATTCTACCTGTGTAGGTGTTTCAGAGGTTTTTCTTTCTATATAATAAACATCTCTATTAAACTCAATAGGTGGAGTTGTACCTAAATACTTCTGTAGAGTTCTTCTACGTATTACTTTTGCTCCTACTAAATCATCGAAGTTACTTAAATGTGCACTCCAATATTGGTTTACGTTAGCAAACTTTACAGTAGGTCTTGGTAAGCTTCCTGAGCCTCTAACTTCCCAACCATCTGATTCTACTGGAAACGCACTATAAGTTTGTTGTCCATAGTGTGCAGAACTGGTTGATCCAAAATTATCTTCATCTAATAAACTATACCAAGTAATATTTGCTGTTCCGTTTGCTCCATCATGAAAGTATAACTTATCTATACCCGCACCTCCAATGTCGCTTTCAGACAATAATACTTCAAAAACGGTTATAAAACCGCTTGTCTGAGATTGTCCTTGTACATCGGTAACTAACGCATTATTAGTTCCTGTTATTGGATCGCTCACGCTTCAAATACCTCTCTTGCTTTACAGGTTAACGAATAGTAATCATCATAAGCTAAAGTTCTATTATAATCTTCTATGACTACAACTGCGGTACTCTCGCCTCCATCGAAAGGGACTACTAATTTACAAGTATCAACTGAAGCTAATCCGTTGAAGAAATCGTATATATTATCAATATCCGCCTTAGTTCTATTGTTAAATGAAAGACTCCACTCTCTAGGAGTATTGTTTATACCATCAGCGACTCTCATTTCATAACCATCACCAAACTGTGCTTTTAGTACACGAGGTTTAGCTGTCTGCTGTATTCCTCTATCATACATTACTGGTGCGGTAAATCCGCTTATATCATTTCCGTCTTTCTGTACTATTCCAAGTGCCATTATCCACCCCTACCTTTTGTTCCTTGTTGATTTAATAACCCACCAGGCCTCATTTCTGTTTGTAAATGTTGTTGTACTAAGCCTCCGATTGCTCTACCCAATCCTTGCATCTGCTGATCTCCTTCTACTGAAGTATTGGATTGACCGCCTTCCATATTTATAGAAACATTAACTGTATTTCCACCTTGACCACCTAGCATTTTTACTGGGATACTTTTATCGTTTCCTAAAGGTACTACTGCTTCTGTACCATGAAGAGTTGCAGCATAACCTGATTCTGGGCCGTCTGATACTCCACCATACGCAAAAGATTTACCGCTTGCAGACATTATGCCTCCATATCTTGCTGGTAATCCTGGGAGTCCCATTGATCTTAAAGCGGTCATTGCAGCTGCTGACATATATGCGGCAGCTAAGTCCGCAAGTACTTGTTTCATAACGCCTTTCATAGCGTCACCAAATGATTGAGTACCATCTAGTAATGCTTGGAAAAGACTATCAAAGCCAGACTTCATTATATCACTAGTTTTTTGTGCTAGTTCCATTTCTATACCCATTTTTGCGGCTGCATCGGCTTGTTTAATTAGAGTATCTAACTTTCTTTCCCCTGTTATTGCGTCTTTTCTGCTGGCTTCTTCTATTGTAAGGTTATGTTCGGCAAGTAATCTATTTAACTCTACTGCTTGTGGAGTAATATTTCCCCAACCAAAGCTTCCACCTCTAGTCATATTTGTAATTTTCTTTTGTTTGATTTCTTGGGCGCGGTTTTCTGCAGCTATTTTTAGAAGTCCGTTTTGTTTAGCGTACTCCATTGTTATTTTTTGTTCAGCGAGTAGTTTATCATTTACTAGTTTTAGTAGTTCTTCTGCATTGGTTTTGATTTTATTAGGATCAGCGTTTTTCTTATCTGCATATTCCTGGTTTTGTTGTGTCTTCAATGCTATCTTTAGCTTCATATCATCTACTTCGGCCTGTTGTTGCCCAATAAGTAAAAGCTTTAGAGCATCTTCCTCAGCTTTTGAATTTGCTAGTAGCATATCATCTTCATGTTTCCTCTGTTGTACACGTCTATTGTCTGCATTTGCCTTTGTTTTCCTTTCTAGCTCAAAAGTTTCTTGAGCATGGGTATTTGCTAGTTTTTGAAAGTCAGTTTGTTCTTTCTTTTGGGCAACGAGTGCGGTATCTATTAAAAGTTGTTCGTCTGCTATTTCTTTTGCTGTTGTAGCTGATTCTATTTCTTCTTCGTTGCCTTTTTTCGTTGCAATTGCAAGATTGATTGCTGCAGTAGTTGCTGCATGTTTTGACTGTTCTAGCTTATCAGCAAATATTATTTGTTGTTGGTCTAGTTGAGCATTTTTATTTTTTGCTGTTGTATCTATTAAAGATAATCCTGCTAATGCTTTTTGGGCTGCCATTTTTGTTTTTAGAGATGCTAGCGAATCTTTTTGCAGCTGGTTAATTTCATCTTCTGAATCTCTTATCGCATCTAATTCCTTTCCTGTTTTTATGGATTCTTGTGTGTATTTTATTTGATTCTTTACGTGTTTCTCTGCTTCCTCTCTTAGCTTTGTTTGTTTGTCTTTTAGGTCTTGCAGCCCTTTGCTCTGAGCTTCAAGTCGTGCAGCATATGCAAAATCACGTTCGCCCGCTCGAGGTCCCATGTTATCTTTATTAGATTTTTCCTTCAGCCTTATCTTCTCGTCTAATGCATCAGCTTCTGCAAACTTCTTCATCGATAATGCTCCCTCATCGTCCGCGGCTGCCTCTCTACCAAACTGAATTGCTTCTCCTTCTCTAAGGGCTCCTTGATACGCAGTAGCTAGATTCATCATAGGAATCGAGCCTGCTGTTCCCATTTGTTGTCGTAGTGCGGAGTTAAGAGCACCCATAGTTTGTGTCCACTTACCCGCAGATGCTGCTGCGCTTCGATATTTTTCAGCTAACCATATTGCTGCTTCACCTGCATTTTTTGTTACGCCTTCTTCTTTTTTAAGATTTATAGTCATGGCTTCACCGCTCTTAATTCGTTCTTCCATTTCTGTGGCTAATGTTTCAAATTCTGCTCTACCTGTTGCATTGCCTAGTTCTCTAATAAGTTTGACTTGATTTGTAAGAGCTTTAGTTCTATCTTCACTAGGCTTGGCTGTTAAATATTGATTAAAATTTTCAAGAGTCTTCTGAATATCTGCAGAAGCCATTTTCTTACCTTGGTGTTGTACTAGCTCTGTTAGATTCAGTATGCCCTGTGCTTGAAGTTTATTCATATTTGCAACATCTTCAGTAAGTTCCTTATATCTCTTCTTACCTTTATCTAGCATTTTTTTCTCTGCTTCCGCTGCTTCATCTACTCCTTTTACCCACTTCCATAGTTCTATAACTGCGGAGCCTATCATTAAAAGCATCGAAGCCCAACCCATTAGTCTCATGGCACCTGCCATCATTCTTGCAGCCTTTTGTGAAATCTTTACTTTATACATTTCCCATTTAGCATGTCTAGCGGCCTGATTAGCTTTCTTAGACTCCCACCATTTACCCCATTTAACTTCGTTTTGTTGCATCTTTCCTAATGAAGCTGCGTGTAGGATCTCTTGATCGCCTAAAAATTCTTTGTATGCTTTTGATTGGTCGCCTTTACCTTTTTTAAAGTTTCTTAATCGGACTTCAAGTTGTTTTTTACTAAGCATACCGTCGTCTACTCCGCCCACTTGTTTTATCTTATTTTCTTTCATGAACTCAGAACCACTTGATTTAAGTCCGCCTTGCACATCCATTCCTTTTGATTGGTCTAAGGCCAGTTTAGCTCTATGAGCAGCTGCTGCTGCGTCATCTGCTGCTCCGGCCACTATTGCAAAGTTTGCCTTTGCCGCCGCTCCCATTGCATTAAAATCTGGTAATATTGATTTAAGAATAGGAATAAGAAATAGACTCATTGCTCCAACTAAAGCTCCAACATTCTCACTAAAGAAAGGGAGTATAACTGCTGCGAAATTACCAACTCCTTCTTTTACCACTTTCATTAAATCATCAAATGATTTACCAAACTGTGCTAATGCAAATGCTGATGGATCGAGTGTTTTTTGAATTGCTCCAAACTTACTTTCTGCTTGTTCTAGAACTTCATTGGCTACCGCTTGTGATTTTTCAAATAATGTTAAGTCTTTTACGTTTTTACCAATTTGTACGGCATAAGCTTTCATGGCAGGCTCTAGCCTTAGGATAATACCTAATTCGTCTAATAGTTCTGGTTCTGCTTTTGTAACACCTCGAACGAGTCTGTTAAATGAATCTGTTAAGTCTCTACCTAATGCGAATGATGCATTTTTTGCTGCTTTACCTAAGTCTTCTAACTGTCCTGCAGTTAATCCTGAGGCAGTACCAATAGCGGCTGCTTGTGCAGCTTCTTTAAACTGAAGCATGCCTCCAGTAGCGGCTTGGATATCTTTAGTTAGTGTTCGGTATGCGACGCCTGTTACAGCTCCAAAAGTTTCCTGACTCTGTATAAGATTTCGAGTCTCCATAGCATCTTTTAAGAATTGGAAAGCGGCTGAAACGGCAAATACTTGAGCAGCAATGGTTGCGTAGACCGCAACAATACCACCTTGCATGGTTTGTGCTTGCTTACTAAAGTTTTTTGAAGCGTTAGAAGACTGTTGGGTTACCCCTTTAATTCTACGATCTGTGGCTTGGGAAGCGTTCCCCAAGTCATTCATAGCTTTACCAGCTTTCTTAGCCTTCTTTTCTATCAGCGAGATGCTGCCATCATCATTGAATTTAAAGGTGACTGTGCCGCCTTGCATTTTTTTCCCTGCCATTTTTCCTATGTCGTTCGCCTTCTGTCGGCGTCTTGCTTACGTTTAAGCTCTGCATTGATATTTATCGTGCTATAGCTCTCAATATTCTTTAGAAAAAAGCAAACAGTTTTCTTGTCAGTTACACCCTGTATGTCTAATAGGTCGTTTAAAGGTGACCAATCCTTTCCCATATAACTACCACTGGCTCCGTCCCATCTATCAGGTAGCATGGCATGTACCACAAACGCTTCTTGAATCTCTAACGGAAAGCTCCCGATTTCGGGAGGCATTTCGTCTGGGTTAGGTTCTTGACCTAACTGCTCACACATATCTAAATATGCTTCTACGCTTATGTTATCTGCAAAAACTCTTTTTATTTGCGCAAGTGCAAATGCTACTTGCTGTTGGTAAAATTTTCTAAGTCACCTACTACTTCTGTTACCCAAGTATCAAAATCGGCAGAATTTTTCATAAGAACTTCAACGTTCTCTTGTGTAAATTCTAATTCTGATTCTTCTTGTTCAGGAGTTAAATCTCCTAAAAGTAGCATATTTTTTGCAAATCCTAGTTTGAATCCTTTCCACCCTTTTATTACTGCTTTTGTGTACTCTGCTAAAAACTTATCATCGTCCATCTGTTCTTCGTAACTTCTAGTCTTCTTATTAAAGACTTGTCCTAAACAACGGCTTCTAAGCTTAACGAGCTCTTCTCTTGCAAGGTAACAAAGGTCTACTTTAAAACCTTCACAACCGGGATAGTCAAATTCTACTGTTTTTGTTGGAGTCATAAGACTCTTTAAGGAAACCGCCTTAACGGGGGCAGTTTCTTTTTTTACTGTTTCGTTCATTTATTTTTGTCCTAAAAAAGGTGGACAGGGCTAACCTGCCCACCGTAAGTTATTTTTATGATGTATAGGTAAGTGTTATTTCATTTGCACTTGAGCTAGCTGCTGAAGCTGAAAGATCAGCTGGTAACGCGTGGAAATTAACATCTACACCAATCACATCTTCAATAGAGTGAGTTGGTAATTCTAGATGACAATTTGGTACTGCTACCGCAACTTTTGGAGCACTTGCTCCGCCAATGCTAAATGTCATATCAAAACTATTAGTAATAACTGTGTCTGCTTCGTGTAAATCTTCTAAAAGATCCATTGAACCATCTGCAACGTTATTTAAGTAACAGGTAAAGTTACCTGAAACACTTCTAGTTCCCATTACATGTCCTAGAGGCTGATTAACAGACCCTAAAGTTTCTGGTGTTAAGTAAGTTAGATTGTTTTCAATCGTAATATTACCACCTGTTAAGACTATACTATAAGTCTTATCAGCACCAAGTTGTGTTTCTCCATCAGAAGCAACCCCTGCAGGTGCACCTGTTGAATCACTTAAGTCATAGCTAATTGCTAATGAAGTAAGCTTTTGTCTGATGTAGTTTGAAGTACTTGATATTCCTTCATTAACCAAACCTTTGGTAGTAAACTCTTCTCCAGTTACTGCGGGGGATGTTGCACCACCACTAGTAGTCTTAAGTTGAGTTACTTCCTTAATTTTCTTCCCTTGTCCAGACCAAGCAATTTGTGCCAGTCCCTCAATATCAAAGTCAATTGATGCTGAGCCTATTGAACAATCGGAAATTTTGTAAATTGTTACGCCTTCTGTTCCAGTTGTGTATAGACCTGTAGCAGTATCTTTTGCTGCTCCAAGTACAAAGTACAAATCAAAAACACCTAATGCAACTTTATTTGAGTTCTGAAAGTTAAATACGTTCGGTTCCCAACTTGCGTCAGTAATTGCCCCATTATCTCCACCTACTCCATAATCGTAAGTAGTTGCAGACATAGCTGCCCATAACGGTCCTTCTACTGCAAACTTTTTGCTTGAACCTGCGTGTCCATTAGACGCCCAAGTATCGGCTGCTGCTGATGTAGTAGGTCGCATATATGTACTGAAACTCCATTCTGCAGGTGCAAAAGAATCGTTGAACATTGCTCTACCTCTTTTGGTGTTACCTGATGAATCGGCAGCTTCGCTAAGAGTAATCTCTGAACTATTTGTTGCCTGGCTAAAGGAGTAACCATCTAGTACTGGTATTTCATAAAGTGTATCAGTTGCGCTCGCGCCATCAACTGAGAACTTCATAAATACTTTGGTATCTCTACTAAAATGAAATGCCATTTTTTTCTCCTATTTTCTCTGAAAGAGCTGTGCCAAACGTTTATTCGGCTTAAGCTTTTTCTAGTATTGGATCTCCACGATGACTTCTCCGACACCGAGAGGTTCCAAAACACCTTCGTCTGTATCTACGCTTAAGATTGTAGTCTTCGCGGTAGACTGAGACGTTCCTGTTGAATCCGTATACGTCAAAGGATCATTATCCTCGAGTACGGTTTCAACGTCTTCTAATAACTCTTCTAGTGCTAAAATGACGTCATCATTGTCGTTCACATAACACCTTATAGTTATTCGTAAAAATCTAAATCTGAAACCCGCTCCTTCATATTCGCGAGTTTCTTGCCCTGCTCCAACTTGAATTGCGGGGAAGTCTTGGACTTCGTCCCAAAATCTAAGTCTTGGTTCTACACTTTGAACAGAGCTTCTATAGGGCGCGCTCCCATTCAAACTTTCGTACAACTTATCCGCAATCGCTCCAACTATGGATCGTCTACGCGTTGAGTGTGCTCTAGCTGTAGTTGCGTCCATTATGTTCTCCTAATTGAAGTTGGTTGTCTTCCTAATATTCCTGTTGCAAGTTCTCTAATGCTTGCTCCTATTATTCTTCGAGGGTCTCTATGAGTACTTCCCTGTTTATTGCCTGGCTCAAAAGTTTCATAAGGATTTCTCATATATGTATAGTCTATTCCTACTCCACCTCTTGGTCCCATGTTTACATTCTCAACTCTAGCTGAGTTTGCAAATCTACCAGTTCTAAATTGTAGTGCTGGTTGAGTCATTTTACTTGCTACCATTTCTGGTAACATTTCATTTAGTATATTTCTTAAAGCAATTGGACTCATTTGCGTTCTACCTTGTGATCTAGCTGCAGGAGACAACTTTAGTTTCTTGCCTGTTGCTGTTGATCCTGCTACAGTCCTAATAGTTCTTGATTTTATCTTCTTCTTTTTCGTTCTTGCTACAGGGCTTTTTTTCTTTCCTAAAACCTTTTTTGCTTCATTATAAATCTTTCTATTAACCCTTAATCTCATATTCGGATTAGTTTTATGAGGAAACAAGTTATCTATAACTGATTTTTTCCCAATAGCTTCTATAGCAGTTACAGGTCCTGGGCTATTTGCCCATAAGTTTTCTGCTCTTTTTGGGCTCTTCTGCCCAATATGTTTGACATATTTTTGCGCAATTCTTACAAACTCCTTAGTTGGCTTATCAGCGATAAAGGTTTCTCTAAAAAGGTCTGCTATACCACTATCAAATACTCCTGTATTTGAAGGGTTAGAACTATCTGGATATTCTATTGAGCCGCGAATTTGAAACTCCGCTGCTACCTTCTTCATATCATAAACTTGGTCTGTACTATGTTCCCAATTAAAATAATCCGTAAGTACACCCATCATCAATTGTTGATATTGATCCATCAGTTTAGAGTCCTTTGACCTTATTTTCTTTCCTGCAATCACAATAGCTTTATTAACTATAGTACCAGCAGCACCAGGTGCTTTAGCAAGTCCGTCAGTTGTATTTTGAGCAAACTGTTCTTGTACCATGTCACCAACTTTTGGATCAAACTTCTTCATACCCATAATCTTTTGTCTAGTTTCTTTATTAGGGTCGAACAATTTTCCTTGTCCACCACGTCCCACAGGTTTAGCAAAGTCTGGTTCTCCTAAAGAGCCATGTTCAAATTCTGTTATCCTTTTCCAGGTCTTCAATTGAGCTGAACTTGCTATAAATTTAGCAAAATCAGTTCTAAGTTTGGTATGAACTTGTTCAATATTATACTTGCTTTTTATACCTGCTGTTGTTAGCTTGCAATTTATTATAATCGAGTTCGACACTTGAGTGGCATTGAATACTTTCCAATTCTTTGATCCAGAGTTAGTCACAAATTTCTGTACATTAGTCTTATACCAATTATTCCAGAATTTCATAGCTTCTTTATCTGAGTTCTTCCTCAATTGGTCTACCGCTTGTTGACTATCTAACCCAATACCATCAAAAGCCTCAACTACAGAGGCCCAAATAATAGATTGTACCGTCTTTAGTGGTAGTCTTACCTGAATAGTCTTAACACCACCAGACCAAGTCCTCGCTTTATAGAACTTATCAAAGTCTTGTACTAATTTATTTCTTAAAGCCGCACTCACACCACTACTCTATATAAGTCTAGTACTCTTTTGATGTGATCTGGAAAGTCAGTACTCGTCCTCATTCCTGAAGTGCCTTGGTTTTGCAATGTTGCTCCACCTAGAGTCTGTCTTTGCTTGTGTTCATCTTTCAAATAGTAAGTGATTAAATCAAATATAGCAAGTTGTAAGTCTCTTGGACAATCAGCGTAACCAGCATTATAAGTAATCTTAACTGATCCTACGCCTTTCGGCCACATTTTG